CAATTAAAGATTTTAATGAGAGTTCGGTCGGAATGATGCTTTTAGAAATGTTAGCTTTCACTGGCGATAATATTTCGTTTTATCTAGATAAAAAATTTCAAGAAACTTTTATTGAATCTGCTAACGAAAGAAAAAATTTATTTAAGCACGCTAAACAGTTAGGATTTAAGCCATTCGGGAAATCGTCAGCAACTGGAAAAGTTGATTGTTTTCTTAAAGTTCCAGTTTCGGGCACTGATGCGGCTGTTGTTCCTGATAGAAGATTTGCGGGAACAATAAAAAGAAATGCTCAGCTCAAAGGTGATAACGGGGAAACTTATGAAACTTTAATAGATGCAGATTTTAGCACAATAGATTTTGATGATCCGGCTTTAGTAGTTGTTGGAGATAGAGATTCTGAAACAGATGAACCATTGAATTTTGTTTTGAAAAAAGTTGATATTGATACCGTAGCTGGAGAAACCAAAAGTGCGACATTTGTTATTGGAGAATATGTGGCATTTAAAAAGATTACATTAGCAGATGATGATGTAATTGAGGTTTTAAGCATATCCGATTCAGAAAACAATAAATGGTTTGAGGTGGATTTTTTAGCACAAGATACAGTTTTTGATGGAATTGCAAATACCGGAAATGACGTGACAGATGTTCCGTTTGTTCTTAAACTTAAGTCTGTTCCCTTTAGGTTTATAACTGAATTCGATATTGATACAGGAAAAACGTCCATTATATTTGGAACGGGCGACGCACAAACATTTGATGGGGACTTGATTCCAGATATAGGAGACCTTGCTCTTCCTCTTTTTGGAAAGGATACGTTTACGGATTTCTTTTTGGATCCTCAAAATTTTTTAAAAACTAGAACTTTGGGCTTAGCTCCTGTTAACACTACTTTAACTATTTCTTATAGAGTCGGAGGTGGAGACAACACAAATGTAGGAGCAGGTCAGATTACGACAGTTATTAATAGTGCTTTTGATGTTGGTGATTCAACTTTGTCAGATGATAAAATTAAAGAAGTAAAAAATTCTTTTTCTGTTGAAAATCCAAATCCAATTACAGGAGGTCTTGATGAGTTTAGTTTAGATGAATTACGACAATTAATTTCTGCTTCATACGCATCACAGTCAAGAGTGGTCACAGCTGAAGATTTTATAGTAAGAACGCTTTCTATGCCCTCTAAGTTTGGCAAGATATTCAGAGCAAGTGCGAAGGTTAGTCAGTTAAATAAAAGTGCAGTAGAATTAATTGTTCTTTCTAAAGATTCCAATAAGCAAGTTGTTGTGGCTCCCGGTGATTTAAAAACAAATTTGAAGAGATTTCTTTCGAGATTTAGAATGCTCACTGATTCTATTGAAATATTAGACGGAGAGATTTTAAATATTGGAGTTAATTTTAGTGTTCTAGTTAATCCAGATTTTAATAAATCTGAAGTTCTGGCAAATTGTATTGAGGCTTTAAAGGAATTTTTTGATATTGATAATTGGCAACTGGGTCAGCCTATAAATTTGACTGATATTTATGTTTTGTTAGCTGATATTCCTGGTGTTCTTTCTCTAATTGGCATTGATTTTGAAAATAGAATAGGAAATTTTGAAAATAGGTCGTACTCAAACACCGTTTATAACATAAGTGAAAATACGAAAAATGGAATAATTTATTCAAAAGAGAATGCTATTTTTGAAATTAAATTTGAAAATAAAGATATTGTAGGCACAGCAAAGTGATGTATGGAATTATTTACAAAGCCATTTCTCCTTCGGGTAAGTGTTATGTTGGCAAGACCGTTAGTGATTTAGCTAATAGGAAAAGACAACACAAACACGATGCATATACAAAAAAAGATGGAAAATATAAATATGACTATAAATTCTGTCGTGCTATTAGAAAGTACGGTTTTGAAAATTTTAAGTGGCAAGTATTACACGACAATGTTGAGGATCTTAATTTGTTAAGTAAGTTGGAAGAGGAAGAAATTAAAAAAATGCAATCTTGTAAGATTGGATATAATATAGAAACAAGTTCTAGAGGTGGACCTAGGTCTGAAGAAACAAAAAGGAAAATTTCCAAAAGTTTAATGGGTCATAAACCATTTGGAGGTCCAAGCATGTATTGGTCGGGAAAATCTCGTTCTAAAGAAACAAAAAGGAAAATTTCGGAAACGATGAAAAGAAAAGGTATTAACCCTCACAATTATAGGAAAAAAAAATAAATGGGGTTTTTTCGTATTTTCCCTACTCGTGATACTTGGATCACGGATGGTCATCGTTTGAATAATGTACTTACTCGTGGCACAGGTAGCAGCCACGGAAGAAGTCCGTCTTTGAATGTTTTTGCCAGAAAAGATGACATGTTTACTGGCAGCATTGAGCTGGCTAGAACATTAATTCAGTTTGACACAACCGAGCTATCAGGAAAAGTTTTCGACGAACAGACCATTCCTTTAACGGGAACTGAATATACATTAAAAATGTTTAATATGCTTCATGACAGTACTGTTCCTTCGAGTTATGACTTATTTGTGTATCCTTTGTCTAGGAGCTGGGACGAAGGTTCAGGAATTGATGATGACAATCATAAAGATTTTGGTTTTGCAAATTGGCTTTCTGCTTCAAGTACAGCAACATGGGTTGTAACTGGTTCTGATTTTATTAATACATCAAGTTTTGGTAGTGGAGCCCAACATTTTGATAGGGCTGATGAAGGGTTAGACCTAGAAATGAATGTAACTAAAGTTGTATATAGTTGGCTTTCGGGCGTTGTAGGTGACCCAGGTGGTTTGACAAATAATGGGATTGTATTGAAATTAGGAGCTACAGAAGAAACAAATTTGTCAAACAGTTATTATCGTAAAGCTTTTCATGGTCGCGAATCTAAATTTGTTGATAGGATTCCATATATTGAGGCTAGATGGGATGACGTTATAAAAGATAATAGAAGTAATTTTGCATATGATAATGACAGTAATTTATTTCTTTATAATTTTGTAAGAGGAGAGCTTACTGATTTATCAACACCAGTTATAGTCAGAATTAGAGACCATCTTCTTGCCAAGTCTTCTTCTTTCAGTCAAGAACTTACAGCAACTTTTGTGAGCACAGGAATTTATTCAGCTTCTTTTAATATTGAACTTACGTCGACTTTTTCGTCAAGCTGGTCGGATACTTGGTTCTCTGGAGCAAGAGCTTTTATGACAGGAGCTTTTACTCCTCTTATTTTAACTTCTTCTCAGGGAGACCAATATGATCAATTTACGATAGATGTTACAAACCTTCAACGAGTGTATAGGGAAAACGAAGAAGCTAGAATAAAGGTTAACGTGAGAAAAAGAAATTTTGTAACTCATCTAGGTACGATAGCGTCAGCTTCGTTAAAGGTTGAAAGAGAATTTATTGAAAAAATGTACTTTAGAATTGATAATGATTTGACAGGTGAGACCGTTGTTCCATTTGGAACAGGATCTGTGCCACACACTCAGCTTTCTTATGACAAGGAAGGAAATTATTTTAATCTTTTTTTCAAGAGTTTTGTTCCTGGTTTTACATATAGAATATTGTTTTTAGTCGATATAAATCAGTTCGATAAGAAAGTAATTGACGGGGACTTCGTATTTAAGGTAACTGATGGAACAGGTTAAGGACAACCTTGTCAGGGGGAGGTAGATTTTAAATGAAAAAGAAACCCACCTTTCAGCTTGTATTTGATGAAAATTTAAAAAAAGATGCAAATCTAATCACAACAGATGCTTTAGCTTTTGATGATTTAGCCGATTTTATCGAAGAAAGGGGTAGAGTTAGTAGAACTTTAGAAAAGTGCAGAGAAACAGTTCTTAGGGTAGACTATTCTGATTTTGCTAATCATGTGTTTTTTGATTCTGCTGTTTCCAAATTTAATGTAGCAAAGAGCAGAATTCTTAGTTCATTTCCGTTTAATGGAAATCGAGAAGAAAAAGATGCCTTTAATCTTACTGGTTCTGGTTATGAAGATTTTGTTTTAAAAACTCAATATCCTCATTTTGTTGGTTATGTTCATTTTAGTGGCTCTGCTGAAGAACAATTTATTAGTGCCTCTGATACTGATAATTTACTTCTTTTGGGAACTTCTTCTTTGCAAGTTTCTGCTTGGATTAATCCAGAAACTATTAGCTCGCAACATATTATTTTACAATTAATTAGTTCTTCAGCTAGCCCTATTTTACAACAAGGTTATGAGCTTTATTTGTCTGGAGCAACAGATCCTCACATTAAGTTCGACATTCATTCAGGTTCAGAGATAGCGTCCGTTAGTGCTTCTTATTCGTCTTTTACTGGCAGCTTTAGCAATGTAACAGTTATTTACGACAATTCAGATAATTTGTTATTTTTGTATATTAATGGAGACAAGCAAGTTTCTAGCTCTGTGTCTTTTAGTTCTATAGAGTTTCCTGCTCAAAAGTTTTTTATTGCTAGTGGCACACAAGTTTCTACTTCTTCTTCGTTTGATTTTTATTCTGGCTCAATTGACGAGATTCGCGTTCTTCATACGGCTAGCGAACTTTATCATGTTAAAAATTTTAGTAGACCAATTGATGCAGAGAGTTTTGTAAAACTTCATTATAAGTTTAACGAAAGTATCACAGAAACGGGGTCAATTGATTCTAGTGTTGTTGATTATTCTAAAAGCGGATTGCATGGAAAATATTTAAATTATTCAGCTGCATCATCAAGAATTTCTGGGGCTGTAATGTTTAATGATCCCGGAGATCCAATTCTATTTAGTTTTCATTCAGCTGTTACTTCGTTTTCATCAAGTCAGATAATTTCTGCATCTCTTTATGACAACAATAATAATAATCAAATTTTTAATATAATTCCAGAAGAAATTTTGACTGAAGATGATAAAGCAGACGGATTTTATCAGTCATTCGTTCTTGCTATGGCAAGATATTTTGATGAGCTTAAGTTGTTTGTAGACCAGTTTGATAATCTTAGGGTAACAAATTATGAAACGCTTGATGAAACTCCAGATTTGATGCTCCCCCTTCTTCAGAGATATTTTGGCTGGAAGGTAACTGAACATTTCGGTGATGCAAATCCTCTTTCTTTTTTCTTTGGCGAGAACGTTCTTTCTTCTGGAAGTTTAGATACTCCTTTAATAGAAATTAGGAATCAATTTTGGAGAAGAATTCTAAACAATCTTCCATATTTGTTGAAAACAAAAGGAAAAAGAAGCAACTTAGACGCATTTTTTAATGTTTTAGGTATTAATAAAAACATTTTAAATATTAAAGAATTTGGATATCTTACAGCAGGATCTATTGAAGACACCAGAATACATAGGGAAAAAGCAGTTCCATTACTTGGGATTGGAACAGGTAGTTTAAGCGCTAGTTATATAAAAGTTCCTTCATTTGTTTCTACAGAAGTAAGTGAATATACAATAGAAACTTTAATACAACCTCCATTTATAAGTGCAAGTTATTCTGCAAGCATTGATGGTTCTCCTGCTGTAAATCCTGGAGCTATTTGGCAAATTGGAAACTCTATACACAGTCATTCAATAAGTTTTATTTGGAATATAACAAACTTTATTGAGAGTGAAGGCGAATTTATTTTAACATCTAGTGATGGTGCAGTATTTTCTAGTAGTGTAGTCAAAGTGTTTGATGGTGATTTTGTAAATGTTGCTGCAGGTATAAAGTCTGATCAAACCCCATTTATTAGTATTAAAACGCTCGATAATGATGAATTAGATTTGAATTTGTTTTCAGGTACAACCTCTGCAGAGACTGATTTTGTTATTTCAGCTAGTAGTAATTTTATTATGGGAGCTAATAGTGGTTCTTTATTTTCAAATTTTGCTCAGGGGTTTTTTAGTGAGTATAGAATGTGGGATCGTGAGCTTTCTGGTTCTGAGCTGGAAGATCACGCTTTAAATTTTGAGAGTGTAGGTATAAAAGATCCAAGAGATGTTCCGCATCCACTTCTTGGTCATTGGGCGTTAAATGATGAAAGTAAACTAACAGACTCCGGTGGTAATTTAGTAAATATTGTAGATTTATCTAGGAACGGAAACATAGCAACGGGGTCTGATTTTTTGGGAGATACAAATCCTTATGAAAAATTTCTTTTAGAGTTAAATTATTTAAGTCCGTCGATTGATTTAAAGTGGACAGAGAATAAGATAAGAATTAGAGACAAAACAGAGCTAACCATTGATGATGTAGCTATTGATACAAATGAAGTTTCTT